ATGCTGCGACCTGGGCGGCGACGCTTCTGATCAGTGGAGCGGTCACCTACGCCTAGACCCCTGACGTTCGGGTATAGACGAGCTCCGGGGAATGATTCCCGGAGCTCTTCTCGTTGTAGGATGGTATCGACCACTCGGTCATTCATAGGAAGGAGACCGCTCCCATGCCGAAGTATCCTACGTCGCTAGACGACGCGGATTCTGACGCCGTATCCGTAACGGCTGGATCCACCGACACGCTACCCGGTCCCGGGTATCTTCGTCGAGCCATCATCGCGCTCGAGGGTAAGCTCGGCATCGGAGACACGGCTCCCACCAGCGGCGACATCCTCGTCGGTGACGGGGCTGGCTCGTCTGCCTGGGAGGCGTTGACCGGTCAGACTTCCATCGCCGCGTTGCTTGCCCGCGAGGAGCTTCAGAAGGCAACCGTGGTCTTGAGCTCTGCCGAGATCTTGGCATTGCAGACGACGCCGATCACCATCGTCGCGGATCCTGGTGACGGGTTCGCGATCATCGCTCACCGAGTCCTGTGGGACTATGACTTCGATACGGGTGCATATGGGGTCGTCTCCGGCACCCCTGCGATCGAGCTCACCGACGGGACCAACGTAGCGGCTAGCTACACGATCGCTGCGGTAGCGGCCGACGCCCTCGAGAACGAGGATGTCTTGTCGCACGCGATCTTGCCTTCGGAGGCACTCCGCGCCGAGATCAACTCCGGCTCTGTAGACACTGGCGCCGGCACGCTCGCCGTCACCGTGTGGTACACCGTCGAAGCCGTCTGATCCTAAAGGAGGTGGTCCAAGGTGACCAGCCGATACGCGACTGAGTCCGATTGGGACGAGCGGGGAAGTTCTTACACGAAGCCGACTGACATCGATCGGCTGCTTGACCGTGCGTCCGAGCTGATCGACTTCGTGACTCGCGGTCGGGCCGAGCTGATCTACACCTCGGCAGCCGACTTGTTCGACACTGCGTCAGCGGTAGCCCGTGCTCAGAAGGCGCTACTTGATGCGACTGTGGATCAAGTCGAGTTCTGGCAGGAGACCGGCGAGGCACACGACGTCTTGGGATTGCGCGGGACGTTGATCGCCGGTCGTGTCCAAGTCCAGCATCTGCCGGGTCAGCTCGGACAACGGACACAGCAAAATCTCATGTACGGCGGCATCCTGTTCTCGGGAGTGGGGGTGATCTGATGAAGGTCCCGACGCAGCTCTTGCGCGAGACCATCGTCGTCTCGGACTACGAGGGCTCTGGCTCTCGCGGTCCGAAGTTTGGCGCGCAGCGGACGATCAGTGCGCTCATGCAGCCCACATCCCGTCTCGTCACCGATACCGACGGCAACTTGGTCACCGTCGGTATCGTCATGATCATCCGACCAGAAGACGGTCCTGTGGCCCCGCGCTCGAAGGTCGTGTGGGGATCACAGGGCTATCGTGCGGCCTCTGGTCTGTTCTTCCCTGATAGTCGGCGCCCTACGCATTACGAGGCCGGTCTGGTCGCTCTGGAGACCTCCTGATGGTCAAGCGTTCTGACGGGTTCAAGATCAAGCGAGTCGTTTGGGATGATGCCCTCGCCAAGGCTGCCGCGCACGACGGGATCAACGACGGGATCCAGATGTCGATGGTTGTGATCGTGGACGCCACTGAGCAGATCATCCCCTTCCTGTCAGGTGAGCTTGAGGGGTCCGGTGGGATGGATCTCGCGGAGAACCTCGAGACCGGGCACATCTTCTATGACACGCCGTATGCTGCTGCCATGCACCAGCATCCGGAGTATGACTTCCGTGGAGGCCGTCGAGGTAACTATCTGAAGTCCACGATGTCAGGCTCCAGGAAGCGTGTGCTAGATATGTTCGGCAACGGGTTGAAGGCTCGCTTCAAGCGTGGAGGTCCTGCACCGCGATGAGATACATCGAGGGTATCGCCAGACAGCTTGCCTTGGATATCGCAAGCCTGTCATACGCGGATGAGTCCGGCGGCAATGTGTTCATCGACTGGATGCCGGCCGAGCCTATGGAGGCCGTCTCGCTGATCAGTCAGCCGAGCCTAGAGTCGGATGTCAAGCTGGCCTACGACAATATCGAGTTCAAGGTAGTAGTCCGATGTGGCCATGGTGACACGTGGGCACTTGACCGTTTGAGCGAGGTATACTCACAGCTCCATGGCAAGCGCAACGTCACGCTACCGGACGGTACTTATCTCGTCTATTCGATCGCAGAACAGTCGACGCCGTTCCGCGTGGCGGATGACGACAACGGACGACCAAGATGGACGATCGACTTCCGGGGAGAAGTCACCAACGTCACAGCGGAGAGACCATGACCAAGAAGACCATTGACTACGACGCGTTTCGTAGGGAGTTCGACGAGGAACCGATCGAGTTCAAGATCGGAGGTATCTCGTATGACATGGCACCTAGTTTGCCCGCGACGATCGCCATCGACGTGCTCGCGCTTCAGAACCAGGACGAGGATGCAGACGTACCGCTTGAGCTGTTGGAGACCGTCGGCGCCGCATGTTTCGGTCCCGACGTCTGGAAAGAGCTTCTCACGGTCAATAAGGTTCCCATGACCGAGATCCCGGACTTGGTGCAGGCGATGATCTCGGCCTACGTTCCCGAGGATGACGACGAGGACCCTCCTACGGCCTCGACCTGAATGACTCTCAGTCACGTTGGGAGCTACTCGCCAGCTGGGCTAGTGTCGAGGCAGATTTTCGAAGAGAGTACGCGCTTGATCTCATGGTCGCGCTCCCGACCTTGTCGTGGAGGACGTTCATCATATTGGTTCGAGGCTTGTCGTCCAACTCAGCCACCGTCACGAAACTCAGCAATGCCAGGATGATCGGGCAGGGCAAGGACGCCGTGAAGGCACTCACCAAGCCAGAGCACGCGCAATCAGCGTTCGAAGGACTATTCAGCCACTCTTCCTAGAGTCGTTAGGATAAGGGCATGGCACTCAAGGTAGGTGAGCTCTTCGGTGTCCTGACGATCGATCGTAAGGGGTTCGATCAGGGACTATCCAAGGGTCGTAGGGCGTTCGGGCAGTTCGCCAAGGTGCTCAAGTTCGGCGCCATCGGTATCGCTGTCGCACTTGCCGGGATCGCAATCGCGGCCGGGAAGATGTCGATTGATTTCCAGCGGGATATGGCCAACGTCAACACGTTGCTCGGTCCTGGTAGCGAGTCGAAGGCCAGGATCGCGGATCTCAAGGAAGATGTCAAGTCGATCTCCACGGAGACCGGCAAGCCGCTAGACGATCTCGCCGGGGGTCTGTTTCAAGTAATCTCGGCATTCGGAGACACGGCTGATACGACCGCGATCCTAGGCATCGCCGCCAAGGCAAGCTCCGCCGGTCTGGCAACGACCACGGATGCCGTCAACCTGCTTTCTGCGGTCACCAAGGGCTATGGCGACACCACAGAGAAGGCAGTGCAGAGGGCGGCTGACTTCAGCTTCATGACGGTCAAGCTGGGCCAGACCGACTTCCCGGAGCTTGCGGCAAATATGGGCAAGGTCATTCCGGTCGCCGCAGGACTTGGTGTCAAACAACGCGAGCTCTTTGCGATCATGGCCACGTTGACCGGTGTCACTGGTAATACGTCCGAAGTGACCACGCAGTTGTCTGGCGTGATGACCGCTTTCCAGAAGCCCAACGGCGAGATGAAGAAGGCACTCAAGGAGCTTGGGCTTACCGGTGCGAATGCAGGCAAGCAGTTGATCAGGAAGAAGGGTCTAGTCGGGGCGCTCGAGAAGATCGACGGGACGACCAGGGCCGGTAAGGTCGGGCTTGCGTCACTTCTAGGCAAGATCCCGGCGCTACGTGCCTCGCAGTTCCTGCTCGGTGATGGTGCGGATATCCTCAAGGACAAGTACAAGGCGATGGGCGACGTCGGTGGAGCCACCATGGACGCGTTCACGATCCAGCAAGATACCGTTGCCGCACGCATGTTGCGTGTCAAGGCAGGTATCTCCGTCATCCTCGTATCGCTTGGTGACAAGTTCCTACCGATCCTCGAGGATGTCCTTGACGTCGTCCTTGAGAACATGCCGCAGATCGAGGCGGTTCTCGGCACT